TTAAATATCTTCTTGAAGCTCCATCTGAACCGCAATAGTAAAGACGCCTCTTTTTAGAGCGAGAATTGAAGATACAGTAAATTCTGTAAGGGGACTTAGGGAAACATAATCAGATCTGAAAACTCCTTCTAACTTTACTATTTGATTAACGCCTACACTAATAGCTGGTAATACGAGGTTAGTTGGGCTAGTTGCAGGAATATGACTTTGGTTAAATGTAACTGAAACAATGCCAGGTGGTCCGGTGTTACCGGTCGGTCTAGTAGGGAATTGAAAAGGTTGCATAGGTGGGAGTGTTGGTCCAATCGAATTCTGGTTTAATGCAGCAGAAGATAAAAACTCGTCCAATATAATTCACCTCTAAAAAATTTATATTACTGATAGTAAATGTAGGCGTTGAGCAAAGTGACATGGACAAGCGGTTGTATGTTAAAAATTAAACAAAATAGTTATTTTATTAAAGAAAAAACATGCACAAAAATTGCGCATGTATAATAAAAAGCTATTTCTTGTCTATGTAAATATATGATTGGCTTATACAAACCGTGAGTGTGTTTGAGAAAAATGGTTATTTATTAACAAATATAAAGAGCGCTTTTAAGGCGCTCTTTAACCAAAACTAATATTAAAAAAGAATACCGCATGATATTTTATGTATGTTCTTAATAAATGTGCGGTTTTTAAACAAAATCCTTATTTTATCTTAAATAAAAAGAGCACACATATAAGCGTGCTCTCAAATAAGAAAGGTAGAATGCTATGAATGGAAAGCCTCGATAGAATAACATATGCTTGTCCGGTTTAAATGTGAGAAGTTTTTAATAAAAACGCTATTTTAGTAAGGAACAAGTTTAAAAGGCCCTGATTGACACAGGACCTTTTAAAAGGGAACAACACTTGACATGTTAAAAATTATGACTGAAAGGTATTTTCATATTACCATTAGTGGGGTTTTAATTCCAATAATGGTTGTTGAGAAATAAAACCTTTATTTTGCACAACAAAGCAGCTAGCTGAAGTAGCTAATTGCTTTATTGTACAATTTTAGAAGTTCACTGGATACAGATATATGTTGTAACAAATAGTTACATCTATGGTATAAACAAATACCAAAATATTATGCAGGAAAGAAAACTAAATTAAAACTTCATTTTATAAAGAGAGAAGCACAAAATATTATATGTGTATCCAGTCAATTGAGTGCGTTTTTACTAACAAAGAGCATCTAGCAAAAGCTAACTGTTCGGTTCTCCAAGGGGGAACAAGGAGAAAGTAACTTAATGGGTTGTCTACATTATTGACGGAATCTGGAGGCTTATTCGGTCAAATAAAAAAGGTACTGTATATAAGTGCACTTTGGACCAAGTTTTTTATGGTAACAGTTATTGGTATTATGTGTAAGAACTAACGCGTATCTTGAAAATAATGATTATTTATTTAAATGTAAATTCATAATTAGAGTAGAATCGCATCAATACGCTCGCAGTTAACTACAGTGATATCTCCGTTTTCATCTATAAATGTAGCAAGGCGGGATCTATTATGGAATCCTACAAATATAGAAGCTTTTAATATTGTGCCGTTAACTAACAGCTGTTTTATTTTTTTTCCTAAGTAATATGTTTCTAAAAGATAGCAAATATTTTTAGAACTCTCTTTTTGGGTTGGGATAAAAGAACGTCGGTTATTTGGAAGAGATGTTAGATTAGGATTGAATACTTTGGGAGTAATAGCATAGTTGATGAAAACTGACATTTTTCCGGCTCCTCTATTTTATAATTTATATTGAAATATGCTGTGTGAAATAGGGCTTTTTTCAAAGCCCCATCTTTACTCTACTCAGCTTCAATTCTAAGCGCTTGAATATCACGACAGTCCAAAACAATTATAGAGCCAGGTTCTGTTGTGTTATCCACAAATGTTACACAAAAATTATCTGGATTAAAGTTAGTAAAAATAAGATCCTCTAGTGTTGTTCCTGTAAGGAAAACATCTACTTCTGTACCTAACTGTAATCTTTCTAATTGTTCGCAAACACATTTTGTATGCTCAGCCATATAAAAACACCTCCTTTTCTCAAATTACTATTAATATATGTATAAATTAAATAGAACGATTGGAGTAATAGCTTAGTAATATTAATTATTTTGCTAGTTAATATTTTTATAAAATAATCCTTTGAAATGAATATCGTCCGGCTAGAAAACTAGAGGACACCAATTCATTAAAGCAGCCATTAAAGCTGTTTTAGGAATAGGTGTCCTTTTTATTTTGAAAAGGGAGATGGGGAAATGAAGGTATTTAAGGATCAGCTACGTGAGTGGAAAAAGCAATCAAAACCAGCAAAGAAGAAAGGCAAGAAAAAGCGAAAAGAGAAATTTAGTACTCATGAAATTGAGGATTTGATGGGGGTGCATAGACCTTGTTATGAACGCAGACGTGGAGCATTAAGACAAAAGTAATTTAAAAATAAAAAGGAGTGGTCTTACATGACTAAACAATTATCTTTCTTACCAAAAATTGATAGAACAGCGACACAAGAGGAATTAGAAGGTGTGTTGGAAAGCGTACGTATTTATAGACAATTTGGGATGATGCGTAAGGAAATGAAAGTCACTCCTTCTTATGTTATACGTGAGCACGGTCCTACACATGCAGTTGGAAAACCACTAGAAGATGTTGCCATAGCAAATATTCAACAAGTTAAACGAGAAGAGTGGCTTGAAAGAATGTCATTACGTATCGATCAATTTCTAAATCGATTAGGAAACGGACGTTCAGGAATTATCCAAAGGGATATTATTTATAAACGCTATTTAGAAGAAGAGGACGTATGTGATTACATGGTTTATAACGAAATTGGAATGTCAGAACGTACTTATCGACGTTGGAAGTCTAAAGCATTTTATAAGCTCGCTTTTGCACTTGGGTTAGAAGTTTACGAGGCAGAAGAAACCGGAGGGAATGAATAATGAATTTTGTTCAGCCAATACGTGATCCAGAGCAAATACAACAAATTAAAGGGTATTTAAAAGAAAAGAGTGAGCGTAATTATATCTTGTTTGTAATAGGAATTAATACAGGTTTACGTATTAGTGACATTCTAAAACTGAAGGTTGGAGATTTAAAGGGCAGCCATATCTCAATGCGTGAAATGAAGACAGGTAAGCAGAAACGAATTCAGATTACAGCAGCATTGAGAAGGGAATTGAAATGGTACATTGAAGAGATGGAAAATCATGAATATTTAATCAAGAGTAGGCAAGGAAAGAATCGGCCAATAGGAAGAAGTATGGCATATAAAATACTTAGCACAACAGCAGCAGAATTTGGATTAGACGAGATTGGGACACATACATTACGCAAGACATTTGGGTATCATATGTACATGCAGACAAAGAATATAGCTTTGCTAATGGAGATATTCAATCATTCAAGTGAACGGGTAACATTAAGATATATAGGAGTAAACCAAGATGCAATGGATAAAGCAATGACTAGGTTTAAAATCTAATCATTGCTTTTTCTTTTTAGTTCGAGGATAGCATCACATACCTATCGACTTAAGAACAGAAACTTACGCTTGAACATAATATCAAATCTAGATGAGCAAAGCTATTTCATGTGAATAGAATTCACTCTTTAAGAATACATAAAATATATACATACAAGCTTAGTCTGATCACTACATCATTAATAAAAGTAGAATTCTATAAATTTTGGAGGAAGAGATATGCAAAAAAAGGTTCTCCTGTTCACAGATTTGGGGATTGATGATGCGTTTGCTATACTGTACACCTTTTTTCGTAAAGACATTCAACTTGTAGGAATTGTAGCCGATTATGGGAATGTATCAAGAGAAAATGTAATAAGGAACATTAACTATTTGAAGTACATTTCGGGAAGAGAAGAGATACCTGTATTCCTTGGTGCTTCTGTACCGTTGACAGGAATATTGATTCAGTATTTCCCTGAGGTACATGGAAAAGTCGGATTAGGACCTATCATTCCCCCTGAAATTTCATATCCAGTTTATCCTTTAAATGATATTTATCAAATTATAGAATCAAATTTAGAAGATCTTACAATTATCAATTTAGGAAGACTCTCTTCGCTAGCTACGACTTTTGTATTGAATTTAGAAACAATGCGAAACGTAAGAGAATGCATTTGCATGGGGGGAGCTTTTTTCTATCCAGGTAACGTAACTGCTGTGGCTGAAGCTAACTTTTACTCAGACCCTTATGCAGCAAACTTAATTCTGCAGCATGCAAAGAAGTTGACGGTTATTCCTTTAAATGTGACTCAACATGCGATTGTTACACCCGAAATGGTCCAGCAAATCGATGCATTTCATCGGAATACACAGGATCTTGCAGGACTCATCATCAAACCTATGTTAGATTATTATTATAATTTCTACTCCAAGTCTAATCCTGGTATAAGTGGAAGTCCTATGCATGATTTTGTAACGGTGTGGTATTTGCTGAATCAAGAGGCTGTTAGCCTGTCAAGGGTACCCATTAAAGTAATTCCTGATCAAGGGGAAGGATTTGGTCAAAGCATTGCAGACTTTCGTTTTGTTACTAATCCAGGCTATAAAACGCATGATGTAGCTTTTCAGTTTGATTATGAAAAGTTCAAGAAGGATATTATGGAAACGTTCCTAAAGAAGAGAGTGTAACAGACTTTATTAACCTCAGATAATATGGATTATATGAATGAAATATTACTGCACTTCACGTACAAGAATTCGACTTTTTTAGGTTAAAATTCGTCTAACATACAAAGCTTCCAAAATGTTGGCTGTATCCTATCACTATCAAGCTAACAGAATAAAATCTTCCTAATTGCTGGTACATTAAACTTTTAACTTGATGACCATGTGGTGCTACCCTATTCTATACGGTTACTCATTTTTATTATGTTGTGTAACTCAAAAGAGAAAGTGCTATGAAGCTATCAATATCAAGGGCTGTAACGTTTGGCTTAGTTACACAAAATATAAGATATGGGTAAGTGGCAGTATCAAGGTATCAAATGGTGTATATACATAAATATAAAATGTAAGGGGGAGGTAATTGTGATTCATGCTAAATGAAGAACTATTAGAAGTAATAATTAAATATAAAAGGAATACTGGAAGAAATCCTTATATGTTAAAGTTAAATCCAACTTATTTTAGAAATATTCTAGAAGAATTGAATTATCCACAGTGGATTATTAAAAAGAAAATGACAGAAATGAAAAAAAGCATATTCGGTGTACCAGTGGAATTAACAGGTGCAGTGGAAAAATTTGAACTATGAAGACGTTGGCAGAGTCGTGACCGCTTTTTGGCAGGAAATGTGTCGGTTATTTTGGAATTAACGTGTTATATTTGTATTGTGGGAAGTGGTGGGAAACACAACTCACTATGTTGTTCCTAAAATTCTAAACGGTTCATAATGACGGCACATAAAATCCGAAACCAGCAGATGGTAGTGATTGAATGATACCGCTATTAGGGAGAGCTTTTGCTCTTCTTCTAGTTACTTAGTATTGTGCAAACAGATTGTTGTAGCAGCATTAGGTGACTGGAAGAAGACTAAAACTTCATTTACCGTACTTAAAATACAAAATAATAATTGATAACAAAGCATCCAGTAGGGTGTTTTTTATTTTGGAACAAGAATAAAAGAAAGAACATTACCAGAGGATTATCTGTGATGAATAGTGCTGTTTTACCTTACAAAAGTGTAATGTAATGGCGCTAGTTATTTTTTTGTGTACCATCTATAATAAAGTTTGTAAGAGAACGGATGTACCCGCTCTTACAAAATATAAATAGATATATTGATTTAATAAGGAGATTAAACATTATGAATGTTACACATATTACCTTCGGGGATTCGGCACATGGAAATTTAAAGTATGTTTTTCAAAAAAATAATGAATACAAAAATGAAAAAGTTATTTGTATTAATGAGGATTTTTCAATAGGTCCTATTTATAAATTAGAATCTACAGAAGGAATGCAAGAAAGAAAACAATGGCTAAAAGAAGTACTAACAACAATAGGTCCAACTTCAGAATTAGATTATTTAGATTGGATTGAAACTACACTTAAACAAAATCCACAAATTGTAGAAGAAATCCCTAGTGGTAGTAAGGTAATCTTATGGCATGGGGAAAACGTATCTGATGCTATCGGTTTAAGGTTTGTGTTATCGCTTCTTCAAAATAAAAATATTCATTTTGAAGAAGTGAATGTTACAGATTTTAGCCATCATATCAAATATATAGTACAGGATTTACAAGACAAAGAGATTCCGTATGTACTAAGAAGTTTAAGTGAAATGCCTTCGGAATTAATTTTAGAAGCTCTTCAAATGAAAAAAGAATTATCTCATGTACAAGTTCACAGTCTAATACAAGATTGGGAAAAATGGTCTCAAACTAATGGTGTATTAAGAATAATAGAAGATGGACAAATAACTACTGTATTTGAAGATTATTATGATGTGTCCATCTTAGAAAATACATCAAATGAATATCAACGTGTATCTCGAATTGTTGGAGAGATAATGGGGAAAAATGAACAGCGTATAGGTGATACTTACTTAGCTTTCCGAGTACATCAACTAATTCAACAAGGAAAATTAAATTACCAAGGTGAAAGACCGAAGATGGAGATTCGATTACCATAAATAATCGACTATCTAGAACAGATAAAATACACTATTTCTTTTAGATGTTTTTAATTAAAGAAATAGTGTTTTTACTTTTGTGCGGAGAGTCAAACTTCATTTTCTATATTCAGAATAAAAGTATAGCGTTTCGAGAAAGGAGCATCCAATTGGATGCTTTTTATTATATAAAAATTACAAAGATGACGAAGAGGATGTGTGAAAGTAAATACTAATGAAAGAGTTTAAAACAAAAGAACAGAAGCGTAAGTTCTATGATAGTGGAGCTTGGAAACAATTACGTGAACAAGTAAAGAAGCGAGACAACTATGAGTGTCAGGAATGTAAACGAAATGGTCGTGTTCAAACAGACACCAATGAATACAGTGAGAGTGCAAAGCGTAAGAAGATACAGCTTGTTGTCCATCATATCAAAGAGCTTGAGCATCATCCTGATCTTGCATTAGAAATAGATAACCTTGAAACCGTCTGTGTTAATTGCCATAACAAAGAACATGGAAGAGTTTACGAAAAAAAACAAAATAAATGGGAACATGATGAAAAATGGTAAAACAATTTAAAAATAACACCCCCCCTTAAAATATTTCATGAAAAATTCGTCTTAGGGGCACCGGAGGAGGGGGTCGATTTTCTAAATTTATAAGTAAATTCGCGCGTTATATCAAATTGGAAAACGATGTAAATCAGAAGGGAGGGATATTGTGGCTAGAGTTAAGCGTGAAACAATGAGAAAAAGGATTGAAAAGGATTTAATAAATCAATTGAAAGAAAAAAAGATTGTAGGTAATCATTATGCTGACTTAATTCAAGATTATTTATCGCTGTGGGATTTAAAATGTATTCTTGTTGATGATATTGAAGAAACAGGAATAAAAGTATCCGGCATGCACGGTCCGAAATCCAATCCTTCTATTAATGATTTACATAAAACTAACGATCGAATGATAAAGATTTTAGATGCACTTGGATTAGAAGCATCGGCAGAAGAAAAGAAAGTTCCTTCAAAACCTGTGCGCTCTGCTAGAGATTTAACATGATTCAAAATGAATATGTAACTGAATATATTGAAATGTATCGAGCGGGAAAAATTAAGCTAAATAAAGAGCGCATAATGCTAATTGATTACCTAGAGAAATACATTTTAATACGTGATGATCTGTATTTCGATAATGAAATGCATGATGATTATATAAAGTTTACAGAGAAATGGTATTTTGAATTACAAACATTTCAGAAGTTTTTAACCGCTTTTGTTTTTCTTTTTTATGAAGAAGACGATTCGGTTTTTTACGAGCAGTTTCTAATTATGATGGCTCGTGGTGGCGGTAAAAATGGTTTGATTTCATCATTATGTCATTTCTTTATTAGTCCACTACACGGGATAGAACGCTACAATGTTTCAATTGTGGCTAACAACGAGAAGCAAGCTAAAGTTTCTTTTCGTGAAGTCTATGATGCTATTAAAGGAAAAGAAATACTAGAAGATATGTTTTATCGAACTAAGGTAGAGATACTGAGTAACGATACTCAAAGCATTATGCAATATCATACATCTAATGCTGGTTCTAAGGATGGACTTCGTGACGGTTGTGTTATTTACGATGAAATACATCGATATGAAAACTTTGATGTAGTAAATGTATTCTCTAGTGGACTTGGAAAAGTGCCAAATGCTAGAGAATTTTTTATTGGTACAGATGGTTTTGTTCGCGATGGGTTCTTAGACAAGACGAAAGAGCGAGCGATGAATATTCTAAAAGGCAAAGATTTAGAAGACCCATTGTTTCCCTTCATCTGCAAGATCGATAATCCAGAAGAAATTGATAATCCTGATGTGTGGGAAAAAGCAAATCCTATGTTCAGCGAGCCGAGAAGTTCTTACGCTAAACAATTATTTAAAAAGGTATTAACTCAATATAAACAATTAGAAAATAATCCTTCAAACCGTGAAGAATTTATAACAAAACGGATGAATTATCCCGAAACAGATTTAACAAAGTCTGTAGCTTCATGGGAAGAGATAATGCGTACTGGTTTTGAAGAAGATGGAGAAACGCGTTCGTTCATTATGCGGTTGACTGGAATGGAATAATCCAAATCGCAGATACAAAGTCCATTGCTTATGGTGGAGGTACTGCTGCTAATAAACGATTTGTACATGTAGAGTTATGCGAAACAGTGGACTATACAAAATTCAAACGCAGCTATGATAAATATGTTAAGTTACTAGCTAAAATCTTACGTGACCTTAGATTATCTGTAGAAAAAGGATTATGGACTCACTATGATGTAACGAAATACCTTGGTGGAACAGATTATGAAGATCCACTTGACTACTTAAAGTTTCATTTATTTTGTGCGGGCTGAAAGGGATGGTTGGTTAAATCTTGGTGGGGATCAGTGGATTAAGAACGATCCATCTTATGTGCAGTTTAATAAGAAAAGTACAGTTGATTCATCTATTGTAGGGAAGCGTGTGGTTTCTAAGGTTAATAATCTACGTTTCTATGATGCTCCATCTTGGCAGGTTTCGTAGATGCAGGTGAGGGATATACAATTGAAGGAAAGGTAAATATGGACGGTTCACTACAATTTAAGGTGCACCATTGTATAGGGAAAACATATTATATTACGATTAATGAAGTTTATGTGTATGTAAGATAACTGTATTACTACAATATAGTACAATCATAGGAGGTAGTTATGTGTTTGATAAAAATGAAATACAAAAGATAAATGGGATACTTCAAGCAAATGCATTAAATCCAAATGTAATTGGCCCTACACTTCCCCCAATCCCACCATTTACTTTACCAACCGGTCCCACGGGTCCAACAGGAGGGACAGGCCCAACGGGAGGAACGGGTCCAACAGGAGACACAGGCCCAACGGGAGGAACGGGTCCAACAGGAGACACAGGCCCGACAGGAGCAACTGAAGGTTGTCTTTGTGATTGCTGTGTTTTACCTATGCAAAGCGTTTTACAACAACTTATTGGAGAAACTGTTATTCTTGGCACTATTGCAGACACACCCAACACGCCCCCACTTTTCTTTCTATTTACTATCACTTCCGTGAATGATTTTTTAGTTACAGTTACAGATGGCACTACAACCTTTGTGGTCAATATTTCTGATGTAACAGGAGTAGGTTTTTTACCACCAGGACCACCTATAACATTACTTCCACCTACCGATGTAGGATGCGAGTGTGAATGTCGTGAACGACCAATTAGACAGTTACTGGATGCGTTTATTGGATCTACAGTGAGTCTTTTAGCAAGTAATGGTTCTATTGCAGCGGATTTTAACGTGGAACAAACGGGACTTGGTATAGTACTAGGGACATTACCTATAAATCCAACTACAACTGTTAGGTTTGCTATTTCAACTTGTAAAATTACAGCTGTGAATATAACTCCTGCTACGATATAGTGGATTTCTTTCAGAAGTATCTGTTCCTAATAGATTAAAAAGCAGAGTAGACAATCTACGTTTCTATAATGCTCCATCTTAGCAGGATAAAGATGGAGCTGGTTCTGTAGATACAGGATTGGGATTTATAATTGATGCAAAAGTGAGTGTCAATGGTTCGCCACAGTATAAAGTACATAACAGTAAAGGAAAAACATACTATACTACTACAAATGAAGCCTATGTATTTACTCATCTAACACAATGTATCTTCATGATTAATTAGCTGTGTCCTCTTGCTCTTTCTAAATCCTCTATCTGTAAATTCTCCACAACTATATTATTGGCGTACAATAATTAGGTAAATGTGTCTAAATGGTTTTCTAAGCGTACAAAATTCCCAAATTGATATGGTAAGTTTATGAAAATAATAGTGAAAAATAATATATATGTCTAATACACTATCGAGTTTTATCCATATTATTTTATTAAGAATTACAAAAGGAGGTGGAAAAAGAATGGACGAGCATATACAACCTCAACTTTCACCGCCATGGATCACATATTTTAATGAACTTAGAAATTCAGTAGGAGCTGATCCAACTGTAACAGTAGGTCCGCTAATACCGACTGATGGAAATTTTATTATTTTAGTACAAACTACGGATTTTGAAAAAGCGATTACATTAGCTACACTTCTTAAACCTACAGTGCAATTTGGCAATGTAACTATTATTGTTAGTGTTATTGGGGATGGGATTGTAAATCCAATTCCTTATCCTTTAGACGCTTTTGAACTTGTACAAGTTGTTGTACAGCCGCAGTTCTCGGGTGGAGCGAATGTTGTTTTTCCAGTTTTTTCTGCAGAAGTAATACAGTTTTTTAATGATGATATATCTAATCTGTGTCAAACTTTCACAGAAGTCGCTGCAAAAGTTTTTCGTGATGTAATGAATGATGCAATATGCGGTATACCGATTTTATACTCGACAAGTTGTAGTACAAGTACTGAAACTACATAA